CCTCGCAAACAGACGACCGCCGTAAGCATCGGCGCAAGCCGCCTTTATGCGCCGAGCAAGCCGACGCCTACGCCCGTGGCGTGGTCGATGGAAGCCTGGTTGCCAACGCCCGGGTGCGTGATTCGTGCCGTCGGTACTTGGCCGAGCGCCTCGACCCGCCGGCGGCGTCCGTGTGGTGGGACGAGGCGCTCGCCGACAGCGCCCGGGACTTTGCATTGAAGTGCGGCCAGGGCGCAGAGGCGGGAGCAGGGGAACCGCTCGTCTGGTTGCCCTGGCAATGCCTCGTTGCGATGATCCTCCTTGCCCGCCGGCGGGTGGTGAACGGCACGAAGACGGACACCCCCGCCACCAAAGCGCTGCTGCTGGTTGTGTCACGCGGAGCGGGAAAGACCGAGTTTGCCGCGTCGATGATCATGGCAGCGATGCGCGACCCCGAGACGCGACTGGAGTTCGCCTCGGTCGCCCCGGACGGTCGTCTCGCCCAGAAGACTTTCGAGCGAATGCAGACCATGTCGCAGACACTCGACGCGAAGGAATGGAAGGCGACGGGCGGCAGCACCCCCGCGCACCCCGGCAGGGTGAAGCACGGCGGCAATCGGTACATCTCGCTTCCGTGCACCGACAAGGCGCTCGACGGGTTGACCACGCGTTTGGTCGTGGCCGACGAGGTGGCCCGCATGGAGTCTGCATTCGGTCGACTGCTCACCGGCTTGGCGAAGTTCGCCACTAGCCAGACGCTGCTCATCACCACGCCGGACCCCGAGCAGAAGACCCGTCCCATCTGGGGCTACTGGGACGCTTGCGAGCGGGCAATCAACGACGGAACGCCCTACCCGCCGGGCTGGTGGCCGCTGCTGTATGGGCTCGACCAGGACGATCAGGCTGCGGACCCGAAGGCATGGCCGAAGGCAAACCCGTCGCTCGGGGTGATTGTCGACCCAGCGCAGCTCGAACTTGCCGCTCGCACGATGCTGGAGAGCGGAGACCCGGCGCAGATAGCCGAGTTTGAGACGCAGCTGGCTTGCCGATACCACGAACTGGCGACTACCGACGTCGATCTCGGGGTGCTCGAACGCCAGATGCAGAAGACCGATTGGGACCGCCTTGCCGGTGCGCCAGCGGTGATCGGCCTCGACCTTTCTCGGGGTGGCTACGGTGCCCAGCTCGATCTCACCTCGATATGCCTGATGGTTGTCGACGGCAACGTGATCCGCGCCCGCAACGTCTCATGGTGGGCCGGGACGGACATCCAGCTCGACGAACGGCGCTGCAAGAACCCGCTTGGCGCTTGGGTGGAGCAGGGGTTCCTGCGCCGGATGCCAGGGGAATGGCACGACATGGCCGTCGTGGAAGCCGAGATCGAGTCGCTCATGGCCCGGTACGACATCCGCAAAATCGGCGTGGACCCGCATCCTGCCCAGGCGCGAGACATCAAACGCTGGGCAGACCGCGGCTGGCCGATCGTCCCGGTCGATCAGTCGATCCGCACGATGGCACCCGCGTGGAAGTTGTGGGGCGACCTCCTCAAGTCGAAACAATTGATTTACGAGCCGGACCCGGTGCTGCGTTCGGCGCTGAATGCGGTGCGATTGATTCGCGACAACGTCGGCAACACGCGCCCCGTAAAGGGTCGAAGCAACGGCAACACCGACGCGGTGGTCGCTGGCAACATGGCGGCGCTGCTGATGGAGCACCACCAGGTGCGCGAGGCCACCGGGCTGTCGACTTCATCGTGTCCCATCGGATAGACACGGTTACAAGAATTCCGGCTTGACGATTCGGGGCACACTTGTTCCATCCGCTCCGTGGGCATCTTCTCACGGTTCTTCGGCTTCAAATCCGGCGTCGCGATCTACACGCGACCCGAGCCTATCGTCGCCTCCCCGGTCGATGCGATCCCCGCCGTGGTCCGCGCCACGCAGCTGATCGCGGCGGACGTCGCCCGCCTTCCCGTGTCGGTCTACGACAGCGAGGGGCAGGAGATCGAGGATCACCCGGTCGAGATGCTGCTCAACGGTGACGCGAGCCGCTGGCAGTCCGGCTACGAGTTCCGCCGCTACACGACCTCGGTCGCCTTGACGCACGGCAACGGAATTGCCTTGATCCGCCGTGGAAATGACGGCGCAATCGCCGAACTCCAGCCGGTGCCGGCGGACGCGATGAGCGCCGAAATTACCGAAGAGGGCGTCAGTTACCGCATCGGCAACATCGTGATGGCGTCGGATCAGGTGCTGCATATCGGTGCATACCCGGATCACCTCCAGCCGTGCTGGTACCGCTCCCCGCTCGACGTGGCTCGCCAGGCGATGCAGCTCGCCGCCGACGAGAACGGAGCCCACGCGGCGCTGGTCCGGACCGGCAGCATGGGCAAGGTGGCAATCTCGCATCCCGGCGCGATGAGCGATCAGACTGTTCAGGCAATCCGCGACGCATGGAACACCATGCACGCGACCGCCGACGGTGCAAGCCGCCCGCTGATCCTGCGCGAGGGCATGAAGGCCGAGAAGATCTCCCAGGAGACGAGCGGCACCATGCTCGAATCCCGGCGCTTCAGCGTGCAGGAAATCGCTCGCGCATTTGGCGTCCCGCCGGAAATGCTGTTCCAGCAGGGCGGCGGCGCTCTGACCAGCCAAAGCGAGACCGCCCGTGCCTACGCGGACGGCGCAATTGCGGCATGGGTTTCCGCGTGGGAGTCGGAGCTCACGCGGAAGCTCTGCCGCCCCGGCGAGTTCGTGCGCATCGACACGACGCCGATCGTGCGCGGCAACCTCCGCGACGCGGGCATGGCGTTCTCGAAGCTCGTCCTGGCGGGCGTGATGTCGCCGAACGACGCACGGCACTACCTCGGCCTCCCGCCGATTGCTGGCCTCGACACGCCGACGGTCTCGATGCCCGGTGGCGCAAGCGCTGCCGCTGGCCCCGACAACGCGGGAGACGAAAATGCTTGAGCTTCGCACCGCCACCTTCGAGCGCAGCGGCAACAAGCTTGCCGGTTACGCCAGCGTCTACAACGCGCCGAGCCTTCCGCTCACGGTGCGCGGCGTCAACAACGGCAAGCCGTTCGTCGAGCGCGTCGCGCCCGGCGCGTTTGACCGCTCGCTCGCTTCCAATGTCTCGCTCCTGATCGGGCACGATCGGCGCGAGCTCCTCGCCAACACCAAGAGCGGGCTGCTTCAGCTCCGCTCCGACTCCAAGGGCCTCGCGTTCGAGGTCGATCTCCCGGACACGCAGAAGGCCAAGGACGTTCGCGCCCTGGTCGAGGCTGGCGTGCTTTCGGAAATGTCGTTTGGTTTCTTCGTTCGCTCCGACGCCTGGATGGGCTCGGAGCGCACCCTCACGGAGGTGGATCTCCGCGAGGTGTCCATTGTTGAAAACGGCGCTTATCCGCAGACCAGCGCCGAGGCTCGCACCTATTCGCCGAGCCTCGCTCGGTTGCGTCTGCGATTGAGGACCCTCACGTGAAGCAGCAGGAAATCATCGAGCGCCGCAAGGCCATCGAAACCGAAGTCAATTCCATTCTCGCCTCTGACCAGATCAGCGCCGAGAGCGAGGCCCGCGCCGACGAGCTCTTGAACGAGCTCAAGGACCTGAACGAGAAGCGCAGCGCCGCTGCTCTCCGCGAGCGTTTCGCGTCCCACGCCGTCACCCAGAAGGTCGTCGCCGAGAAGCGCGAGCAGGGCGAGGAGTGGCGCTCCAGCGGCGAGTACCGCGAGCAGTTCCTCGGCTGGCTCAAGGGTGGCCGTGCGCCGGAACAGCGCGAGCTCATCACCAGCGCGAACTCGAACATCCTGATCCCGAAGCTGTACGAGGACGGGATCCTGAAGTACATGATGGCGCAGAGCGTCATCCGCAACCTCGCTGACCTGAAGACTGGCGTTCAGGGCTACTCGACGCTTCGTTACAACACGCTCGCCACCGCCGACTACACCTCGGCGTGGACGCAGCCCGACACCGGCACGACCGCCCGCACCAGCATCGACCCCGGCTTTGCCGAGGTGCCGCTGGCCCCGGTCCCGTGCCTCCCCTACACCCAGGTCTCGCAGCAGCTGATGCGCCAGGCCAACTTCGACGTCGAGGCGGAGGTGATGGACAACCTCCAGCGCCAGCTCTCGAAGAACCTCGAATGGGGCTACATCGGCGGCACCGGCACGAACGCGCCGACGGGCATCTTCACGGTGAACGCGAACGTGAACATCACGACGGCGACCTCGGCCAGCACGACCCGTGCTGCCGCAATCACCGCTGGTGCGACGTTGCCGAAGCTGCGCGAAATGCGCTACGAGAAGCTCCCCGCTGCGTACTGGGGCTCCTCGGCGTGGATCATTCCGCAGGACGTGTACGCGACCATTGCGACGCTGACGGTCAACAACGTGCCGCTCTTCATCCCGAGCGCGGACGCTGTCGGCCAGGCTGGCGCTGGCTTCACCCTGATGGGCCTCCCGGTCTACGTGACCGAGTACCTCCCGGCGCACATCTCCACCGGCACGACGGGCAAGAACTGCCTGGCCGTGCTCGGCAACATCTCGGACGGCTTCGCCATCCGCGAGTGGGGCGGCATCGGCATGATCCGCGACGAGATCACCGCGATGTCCTCGGCTCGCGTCATCTTCCAGGGCATGATGTTCGCGAACAGCCAGTTCACCCGCGTGAAGTCGCTGGTGCAGCTCCAGGTCACGAACGCCTAATCCTCATCCTCTCATCGGACAGGTGGCGCTCCTTCGGGAGCGCCACCTGGCTGCGAGGTAGTCCGTGCCGATTGATATTTCCAAGTTCCGCAATTGGGCCCGGCTGTCTTCGAACGAGGACGATCCGGCGATCCAGATTGCATGGGAAGCCGCCAAGCGCGAGCTGGAGGAGCGCACCGGCTGGTGCGTCGATCCGGTCACGCGTACGCAGTATGTGGCGACGGAGCCTGGGAACGACCAGCTGCTGGTGCGCCTGGAGCGCCAGCCGGCCACGGCGGTCACGTTCGTCGATGACGATGCCACTAGCGGGTCGGCGACGCTGGTCACGATCAACGGCATCGAGTACGCCAAGGTCGCCGATTCGCTTGCCTACCCGGTGGTTCTGACCGTCACCGCCGGTACGAACACTCTCAACCCGCTGCTCGAAATGGCGCTCCTCCAGCGCGTGACGCAGCACGTCGCTAGCCGCGGCGATGACACGGTGGCGCTGCCGAGCGACTACTGGGATCGAGTGTGCGGCATGATGGGGAAGGGCATTGGCTGATGCCTGGACACGTCCCATCCGGAATGCTGCGGCTCGCCATGACGGCGCAGAACCCGGTGCGCACGGTCGATGCCTTCGGCCAGGCGTCGGAGTCGTGGGTGAATGTCGCCGTGCTGCATTGTCATATCGAGGTGGCATCGACAAACGAGACGATCGACGATCGAGGCCCGGCGATTCGCACCGATTGGCGCATCCTCGCGAGCTTCCATCCGTCGGTAAACACCCGTAGCCGGCTGCTCTTTAACGACCGCGGCACGCAGCGCACGTTTAACGTGCGAGCCTGTTGGGACCGCGACCAGCGCCGTCGGCGGCTGGAGATCGAAGCGACGGAGGTGCTGCCGTGAGTACTGCCGTCAAGATCACCGTCGACTCCGCCGAGGTCCGCAAGACGATGGCGGCGCTTCCGATGAAGCTCAACGAGTCGATCCGGAAGAAGGCGATCCGCAAGGTGTTTCAACCCGCGGTGAAAGAACTTCGGCAGATTTGGCGCTCTGCGCCGTATCGCGGGAAGCCGATTCATCGGCGGGCCATTTCCTCGGCGACGAAGTTGCTGCCCCCGAAGCGCACCGCTGGGCCCGGATCACCGATCAGCATCGTGGTCGGCGTCCAGTACGGACGTAAGGGCGGGGCACGTGCAAAGGGTCGCCAGCGCATCTGGCACTTGCTTGAGAACGGCTTCAAGCACAAGGCCAGCGGTCAGTTCATCTCCGGTAGCAAGCGCAGCCACACGTGGGCGACCGGGCGCGTGGGTCAGCTCGGAACGGCTCTCCAGACGGAACTACTGCGCCTTGCGGCGCTTGCTCTCGGAGGTCGCAATGTCTCTTGAGAACATCCATCGAGCAATCAAGCAAAGCTTGAACGGCTTGGGTTACGAAGTGTCCGTCGGGATGCGCAATGCAGGAACTCCCACGCCTTGCATCGTCTACGAGCTCAACAGCGCGGAATGTGCCATGCGGATGGCTGGTGTCACGGCTGGATTGCAGCATTGGACCATCGAAGTGGAAGTGGCGTGTGTCGCCGACACCGTGGAAACGGTGACTCAAATGGTCGACGCCGTGATGACTGAATGGCAGTCGGGACCGATTAACGACACGACTTACAGCTGCTCGCTCGTCATCTCCTCGTTCTCGGTGGCGTTCACCGCAGAAACGCCCGACGATGGTCAGCAGGATGCAGAACGAATCGGCACGATCAGCATGACGCTGCTCGTCCAGGAGGATTGATATGGCACTCATCGCAGGTTACGGTGGCTCGGTCACGCTCAATTTCCAGAGCGGCTCGGCCACGTCGTTTCCCGTCCGAAACATCTCGATCAACTTCGAGCGCGCCAGCATCGACACCACGCAGCTTTCTGACTTCCGCGAGAAGCGGGCGCCGGGCCGCGTCCGTCGCACGGCGACCTTTGACATGATGGCGCAGAACAGCAGCACGGACGACGCGCTGCGGCTGCATATGTTCCCGACCACACTTGTCGAAGCAACCGGACGAAGCGTCGCGTTGTCGTTCACCGACCAAGGGTCCATTGCCTACACCATCACCGGGCACCTGACCTCGGCGTCACGTTCCGACGACGGCACCGGCCCGGGCATGTGGTCTCTCACCCTCGAAGAAGCCTGATGCCATTCGACCTTTCCAAGATCGCCGCCCGGCAGCGCACCATCGAAATCGACGGCGTCGGTCCGGTCGTGTTCCGCGAGCCGACGCTCGCCGACTACACCCGGTCCCAGGTCGACCCGTACTGGTGGGGATCCTGCATCTCCTGCCCGGACGGATCGCCGTTTGTGGCGTCCAACGCCGACCTTGGCGCGGTCCGTGCGGACGTGGCTGGGCGGCTCTTGGAGGAGGTCAACCGGCCACGCCCTACGGAGCCGGCACCCGCCGGCTCTGGAGAATCGCCAGCCCGGAGCAACGCATGATGATGCCCGTCGCCCTGGCACGGCTGGAGATGACCACGGAGGAACGGTGCGAGCACCTCCTCGGGGTGATCGCTTGCACCCTGACCGG